AGGTTTCGAAGTCCAATGTTTCCTTATTCCAGCTTCAGGCATCGGTGCTTGGCACCAAAGGTACAGAGTCTGGATTGTTGCACACTCCAACAGCAACAGAAATAGGCATGAGATCAGAGGCAGCAATGGAGAAAAGAAAAAAATACAGAGAGAGTATAGGGAGAAAGACAACTCCACCTGGAAATTTATTAGAACAGATACAAATGAAGATGTACCCAACACCTACGGCACAGGATCATTCGAGAAACACAGTGCCTCCGTCAATAGGGAAATCAAGAGGGATGGATCTATCAATGAGAGTAGTAGCAGACGAGATAAAGAAACAAAAAAAGATGTATCCAACACCAACAACACAAGAGGTAGAGCATCCAAACATGGTATTGAACGAGAAGGGCAGAAGACTGACAAAGGATGGAAAGAACAGTCACAGTCTGAATCTAGCAGACACAATGAGGATGTATCCAACACCACAAGCAAGAGATTGGAAAGGGAGTTCGGGAAGAAGTTACAAGGGTCTAGAGTGCGATCTACCAACAGCAGTGAAGATGTATCCAACACCGACAGTGGGATGCGAAGAGGGTGGAGAACAATCGGAGAGAGTGGAGAGAACAAAGTCTGGAGGTTTTATTCTGAGGAAGAAGAACAAACCCGACTCGACATTCGGAGCGAAACTATCGGACGCGATGCTGTATCTGGAGAAGAAGCAAATGCATTACAGTCCGACGACGAACGACGGGAAGAACGTAACGTTTCCAATCAGTCAGAAGAACAGGACATCTCTAGTGGGGGACATGATACGGATGGACAAGAACAAACCTGGTGGCAAATTGAATCCAACATTCGTGGAGTTCCTAATGGGATTTCCTATGAATTGG